TCAACTCTGGCAGCTGCTGGGCGCTCGATTGCCGACATTGTTAGGGCAGCCGGATACAAAGTACAGATTGTGCCAAGAACCCCAATTGCGGACTCTATCAATGCAGCTAGGACAATATTCAACAAGTGTTATTTTGATAGAGAAAATTGCCATCAAGGATTACAATGTTTAAGACATTACCGATATGATGTGGACCCAGATACTAAGCAATTTAGCAAAACGCCCTTACACGACATATATTCGCACGGGGCCGATGCCTTTAAATATCTGGGATTAGTAGTGAATGAGCCGCGTAAATCGGTAGCTAAACGAGCCGTGCAACAACCGGCTGGATCATGGATGGGATGACTATGGCAAACGATCAGCGTATACAAGACGCTCAGAAATTCTTGAGATTTGCAAATGATGCGGACTCTTACAACCGCCAGGATGCCCTGGATGACCTTAAATTTTCTTCCGGTGACCAATGGCCAGTTGAGGTGCAGAACTCTAGAAACTTAGAGGCTAGACCTTGCTTAACCATTAACAAGTTGGATGGCTTTATCCGCCAGGTCTGTAACCAGCAGCGCCAAGCAAGACCCCGCATGAAAGCGCATTCGATGAACTCGGCAGCTAATGCCAAGGTCGCTGACATCCTGACGGGCATCTTTAAGCACATTGAGGTCAACTCGGACGCAGACACCGCTTACGATACGGCCTTTGAGTTTGCGGTCCGCATGGGCTGGGGTTACTGGCGGGTTGTTACTGACTATGTGCGTGAGGACTCGTTTGACCAAGAAATCTACATTAAACCGATTGTTAACCCATTTACTGTTTACATGGACCCCAATAGTCAGATGCCAGACGGCTCGGACGCAGAGTCTTGCCTGATTACTGAGGTAATGAGTAAGAAGGAATTTAAGGCCCAATACCCTAACGCAGACGATGGCGGTAACTTTAATATGCGCGGGACCGGTGATGCGGACTCGGATTGGGTTATGAAAGATGACATTCGGATTGCTGAATGGTGGTACACCGAGCGCAAAAAGACTAAATTGCTCATGCTTTCCGATGGTACGCAAGTTTATAAAGATGAGGCACCCAGCGCAGAAATGATGATGGCAGCCGGCATTGAAGTGGTGGCCGAGCGTGAAACAATGCGCAAGACCATTAAATGGGCAAAGTTAACTGGCTTAGAAATTCTGGAAGAATCAACCTGGATTGGTAAGCATATCCCAATAGTCCCCGTTTATGGCCAGCAGCTGACGATTGACGATAAGCGCAAGAAGTACGGTATTGTGCGCATGGCTAAAGACCCGCAGCGGATGTACAACTACTGGCGTACCGCTCTGACCGAGTCGGTGGCTCTTGCACCCAAGGCTAAATGGCTATTGGCAGAGGGCCAAGACGAAGGCCATGAGAATGAATGGAACCTGGCCAACATCAAAGCCACACCGGTATTGCGTTACAAGCAAAAGGACATTGAAGGCCAACCCGCGCCCGTACCTACACGATTGCAACCTGAACCACCCGCAGCCGGCATCATCGAGGCTACAAGTGCAATTAACAACGACTTGCAAACCGTAGTTGGAATATTTGACCCAAATATGATGTCTCAAGGCAATCAATCTGGTAAGGCTATTCGTGGCCAGCAGTTGCAGATTGATATGTCGAACTTCCATTATTACGACAATCTGACGCGGTCCCTTAAACATACTGGGCGGATCATCCTAGACCTAATCCCTAAGATTTACGATAAAGAGCGGGTCATGCGGATCATTGGCTACGATAACCAGCCCGAAATGGTCACGATTAACCAACGGGCCGTGGACGAATCAGGCGCTGAAAAGATACTTAATGATGTAACCGTGGGCGAATACGATGTGTATATGGATACTGGCCCTGGCTACCAATCTAAGCGCCAGGAGGCCGTGGAGTCGATGATTCCATTAATCCAATCTAACCCTGAACTATTCCAAGCTGCCGGTGACCTAATATTCCGCAACATGGACTTCCCAGGCGCAGATGTGATTGCTGACCGCCTAGCTGCGATGAACCCATTGGCCCAAATTGACGAAAAGGCAGACATTCCGCCACAAGTCCAAATGCAGTTGATGGCCAGCCAAAAAATGGTTGCCGATATGCAGCAACAGATTGCGGCCTTGACTATGAACTTGCAGCACCAGACCGATGTGCAAAAGTTGAAAGAAGAAGGCCAGACTAAGCGCAAATTGATGGATGTAACCTCCAGAGCGTATAACACCGAGACCATCAACGAGGCTAAAGTTAACCAGACCAACATGAAGTCGATTACCGACCAGAATCGGACTGAGTTAGACGCTATTACCAAACTGTTACTCAAGGGCATGGACTCACGCGCATTGCAGCAAGAAATGAACCGTAGAGATGCCGAACAAGGTCAAGTGGCCTCGTTTGCTGAGAGCGAAGTCAACATGAATGAGTCACCATTCTTGCAGCAGGAGATGGCGATTGCCCAGGAACCAATGACTAACCCCGCAATGGATGACCAAATGATGGCGCAGTTGGCTGCACAACAGATGCAACCGTTAGAACAACCGGCCATCCCTGGCGTACCAATGGGACCTCGTTGACAACTATTGAAAAACAGTTTCTAATAGATTTAACCTACCGATGGGTTCATCGGGTTTATTCTTGGAGTTAATCCATGTCCGATGCAGAAGTAGCACAGGAACCGGTAAGGAAACAAGCTGGTAACTTAGTAACAAGTGAGAATTTAGCTGAGTTTCATGCACAAAAACTTGGTTTAGCCAGTCAGGAAACTCCAACTGAGGCCGCGGATGCGGAGCCGGTTGTTGAGCAAGACCGGAGTGAGCCAGAGGCAGAGACAGAGGCTGTAGCAGGTGAAAAGAAGCACAACCCGAAACTTGAAAAGCGGTTTTCGGAACTGACCAAGCAGCGCGAAGCAGCCCGCCAAGATGCGGACCGTGAGCGTAGTGCTCGTGAGGCTCTTGAGGCGCGATTGAGGGACATGGAGGCAAAGATTAATCCGCCGAAATCGGATGAACCTGACCCCAAACCAAACCCATCGCAATTCAATGATGCTCTTGAGTATGCTGAGGCTCTGGCCGAGTGGACTACTGATCGAAAGATGCGGGAGCGGGATCAAGCAGAACTTGCTCGTAAGGTTGAGGAGGAACAGTCGCGGATGCGGCAAAAGTTCCAAGACCGACTAGATGTTGCGAAACAAGATATGCCGGATTATGAGGAAATGATTGCCTCAAGTGATGTCTCGGTTTCACAACCGGTCACCGATGCAATTATTGAGAGTGATGTAGGACCACAACTCCTATATTACTTAGCCGAAAATCCTGATTTTGCTCGTGAGTTAGCGGAGAAATCCATTACCTCACAACTCCGTGCCATCGGGCGTTTAGAGGCTAAATTTGAGAAATCAGAGCCAGCACCTAAACCGAGCGTAAGAGAACCTGTTGCGAAGAAGTCTAATGCTCCGGCACCGATTAACCCGCTGAAAGCCGGCGGCAACCCTAGCGATATAACGCTAGATGCTGACCGTAAGTTTCATGGCACCTACCAGCAATGGAAAGCTGCAAGGGCCTCTGGGAAGATTCGATGACGGGTAACTTTAAAATTAATTTGGAGAATTACCATGGCAAATAACTTGCTAACCATCTCCATGATCACCAACGAGGCGTTGATGGTCTTGGAAAACAGTTTGACCTTTACTGGTCGTGTTGACCGTAATTATGATGACCAGTTTGCGGTTGTCGGTGCAAAGATTGGTAACACAGTCAATGTACGCCGTCCTGGCCGTTTCATAGGTACCACCGGACCGGCTTTAAATGTCGAGGACTTTAACGAGACCTCCTCACCAGTAACCCTCAGTACTCAGTTCCATGTGGACACACAATTTACGACTCAAGACTTGTCTTTGTCGTTAGATATGTTCTCGGACCGTGTACTAAAACCAGCTATTGCAGCAATTGCCAACAAAATTGACTTTGACGGCACCACAATGGCAGTAGACAACACCGCTAATACCGTTGGTACAGCTGGTGTAGTTCCATCTGACATCGCAACATTCTTGACCGCCCAGGCTTTCTTGGATGGTGAAGGCGCTCCCCGTGACGGTAAGCGTTCTTGCGTTGTTGACCCATTCACCGGCGCTAGTATTGTTGGCTCCTTAAAGGGTTTATTCAACCCCCAAGGTTCCATTGCTGGCCAGTATGAAAAGGGCATGATGGGGCGCGACACAATCGGTATGAACTGGTATATGGACCAAAACATCGTGTCCCATACTTATGGTTCATATTCGACTGCAACTTTGGCCACTAACACCTCGACCTTTACTGGTTCATTGACAACTGGCTGGGCTCAAACCTCGACTATCACCATTGCAGCCACAACCGCTGCCGCCCCATTAAATGTTGGCGACACGATTCAAATTGCTGGTGTATTCGCAGTCAACCCACAGAACCGTCAACCCTACGGTGGTAATGTATTGCGTAACTTTGTGGTTACTACTGCCGTTACCATTGGATCGGGCGGTTCAGCATCTGTAACTGTTTCCCCAGCGATTATTACTGCTGGTCAGTTCCAGAATGTGTCCGTACTGTCTACCTCGGCAACTGCAGTTGTCACACCGTTTAACAAAACTGGTATTGTCAGCCCGCAGAACTTGGTGTTCCATCGTAATGCGTTTACCCTGGCTACTGCCGACCTCCAATTGCCTGACGGCGTTCATTTTGCAGGCCGTGCAAGCGATAAGGACAACGGATTGTCGATTCGTGTGGTGCGTCAATACACCATTAACAACGACTCCATCCCAACCCGTTTAGATGTCTTATACGGCTGGGCTCCGCTTTACCCTGAACTCGCCTGCCGCGTTGCAGCTTAATAGGAAAGGAACCTTATCATGCCAAATCCAGGACCAGCAAGTAGCACTACCAACCACCCGTCAAATCTAGCGACCAATCAGGCTTTACGCCTGTTGGCCTCGGCTCAAGCGGTGAATCTCAATGCAGTAGGCGACACCGTTGCCAAACTACTAAACGATTCGGGTTTTGTGAGTGTTCAATCCATCATCGTGGCCAACGCCTCAATTGACCTTACCACCGCGCAACTGGCCGTTTATACCGGCCCTGGCGCGACTGGCACGGCAATCAAATCTGCCTATGCTCTGACTGGTAACTCTACCAGCGCAAAAGTAGTGGTTACGGCTGCAACTTCAACTGATGCAATTGATGTGTCGGAACTTTATATCCGTTGCACAACGGCTCAAGGCGCAGCTGCCACGGCCAATGTGTTTATTTATGGGTATGACTTAACATTCCTTTCTTAATTGGAATGAGAATGTGACTAAAGGCCGCCCTTAAAAGGGGTGGCCTTTTTTTGTTTTTATGGTGTAAAAACCTAAAAACATAGGATAATTTAAACATCTCTATTACGAGGCTAATCATGGATTCTTTAAAAATTCTCTCTCCAACTTTTCGGTTGGACCTTACAACAGCTGCATCATCTGCTCTGCAACTAATCCCAGATACGCCAACCATAGCATTTCGCGTGGCAATACTTAATACTGGAACTGGTACCGCAGCCATTACTTTTGGCACAACCTCTACCAATATGGCTACGCCAGCGATTGCATCATCGGGTAACGGCGGAGCGTATATTCTTGCGCCTAGTATGTTTTTGCCTGTCATCATTGATTGCCCAAGGCCCAACTTTTTTATTAAAGCCATTTCGTCAGGCACAAACTCGCTCTATTTGACATTAGTAGCCAACGAATAAGGGATTTACCATGTCCAACGAAACCGCAAAGACTATAACAACCAATATAGTGCCGGTCCAAGGGACTTTTGAGCCCTTACCGCCGTATGATTGCATCAACCTAATTGGACCTGCTGGAACACCGTTTTATGCTCCTGTTGACCCCAATTTGGATGGGGTTAGCATTACTAATAGCACGATTAATAGCACTACGATTGGGGCTACAACGCCATCAACCGCGGCCTTTACAACCGCAACGATGAGCAATCAACCAATTGGCAACCTAGATTTATGTAACAAAACCTATGTTGATGCGGCTATTGTTGGCATTTCTTGGAAGCAACCCGTTAGAGCAGCTACCACGGCAAACATTACCCTATCGGGCGCACAAACCATAGACACGGTGTCGGTTGTTGCGGGTGATCGAGTATTAGTTAAGGATCAAAGTACCCAGGCAAACAACGGTATTTATATCGTTGGAACGCCGTGGACACGCTCACCTGACGCAGATATTTGGGACGAATTAGTCTCGGCAATGGTGTTTGTTGAGTCTGGCGGTCAAGCCGGTGCTGCCTTTTATTGCCCAGTACAGCCTGGCGGAACTCTTGGTGTAACGGCAATTACTTGGTCAAACTTTAGCGTTGCCGGAACTTACTATGCTGGCACAGGACTGTCTTTAGCAGCCAATACATTTAGCATTACTAATACTGGCGTTTCGGCTGCAACTTATGGTTCAGCAAGTACGGTTCCAACAATCATCGTTAACGCCCAAGGCCAAATTACCAGCGCAAGCAATACAAACATTGCTATAGCAGGCTCGGCTATAACTTCTGGAACAATTGACTCAGCCCGCATTTCGGGGTCTTACACCGGGATTACCGCGGTTGGAACTTTGTCTGGCCTGACGGTCAGCAGCACAATTACTGGATCAATATCGGGTAATGCAGCAACCGCAACTACTGCAACGACTGCGACCACGGCCACAACGGCCACCAATCTTGCAGGCGGAGCAACTGGCTCAATTCCTTACCAAAGTGGCGCAGGGACTACAACATTTTTGGCAGCTGGCAGCAACGGTCAAGTATTAACTTTGGCTGGTGGCGTACCAACATACGCAACACCAACTACGGGTACGGTTACCTCGATTTCTACTGCCGGAACTGTTAACGGATTGACCCTTACTGGCGGTCCAATTACTGGCTCCGGCACAGTTACTTTAGGTGGCACATTAGACTTATCTGCGCCCCCAACTATTGGAAATACAACCGCAAATACTGGCGCTTTTACTACACTATCTGGCTCAACAAGCGTAACAACGCCTATTGTTCAAGCTACTAATTCAGGCGGTTTAGCCCTTAGAAATTCGGTTGGAACAACCCAAATTGGTATGGGCGCGGGTGGTGGCGATAATGTGTCAATTAATGTTTCTACTAATTTAAACGGTACAAACGCACAAATTGACATTAGTCCTACAGGTACTGGTCATGTCCACATAAAACCTACTGGCTCAGGGTCCTTAGAAATTGCACCAACGAGTGTTGGAACAATAAACAACATGACCATTGGCGCTACAACTGCAGCAGCTGCTAAAGTAACAACTTTAGACATTACTAGCACCCTAGCACTTGCTGGCTCAACTGGTTCCGCTGGATATGTATTGACTTCCAATGGCGCATCTGCCCCAACCTGGCAGGCCAACGCAAACGGCTTGGCTATCGCGGACGATACAACCACCAACGCAACCCGATATTTAACCTTTACCGATGCGACAACTGGCAATATTACAACCGGTAATGTGTCATCAACCAAACTGCAATTTAACCCCTCAACCGGCGTTTTAAGCGCAACCAGCTTTAATGGCTCGGCTACATTAACAAACCCTACCATTACTAACTACACAGAATCAGTAGTAGCTATTGGTACAGTCGGTGCATCGCATACCCTAGTTTTAACCAATGGTACAGTTCAGACCGCAACATTGACCGCATCAACACCTTGTACCTTTACTATGCCTACAGCAACTGCTGGAAAATCTTTTATTTTAAAACTTACCCAAGCTGCATCAGGCATGACTACAGCTACCTTTACTGGTGTTAAATGGTCAGGCGGTACTGCACCTACAATCACAGCCACAGCATCGGCAGTAGATATTATTAGCTTTATAGCGGATGGTACTAATTGGTATGGTAGTGCTATTCAAAACCTTTCATAAGGGATTCGATAATGTTCGGCTCTCGTAATTTTCTGTTTGCTAAAGCTAGTGCTGTTTCTGCCCAGTTTAAATTATTTATGTGGGGTGAAAATATTTCTGGTGTTTTAGGTTTAGGAGATACAAATCCTCGGTCATCTCCAGTTCAAGTTGGTGCATTAACAGATTGGGCAACATTATCATCAAATTATCATACTCTTTGTACTAAAGGCAACGGACAACTTTGGACATGGGGTAGTAATGGTACTGGAAGATTAGGATTAGGAAACTTAACTAATTATTCTTCACCTAAACAAATTGGTGCTTTGACTAATTGGGAAAAGCCAGCTGCTGGAAATAATTTTTCATTATGTATTAAAACTGACAAAACATTATGGTCATGGGGTACTAACGGTAATGGTCAACTAGGTTCAGGAAATACAAATCCTCGGTCATCTCCAGTTCAAGTAGGTTCTTTAACTAATTGGAATAAAGCAATATCAGGTTATCGTTCTGTTTTAGCTACCGATACTGATGGTAAACTTTTTGCTTGGGGTAAAAATGATGCTGGGCAATTAGGTTTAGGAGATACAACCTATCGTTCTTCTCCAGTTCAAGTTGGTGCTTTGACTAATTGGGCAACACCAGCATTATCAGCCAAACATTCATTATGTGTTAAAACTGACGGAACATTATGGGCTTGGGGTTATAATAATAATGGTCAATTAGGTTTAGGAAACACAACTTCTTATTCTTCACCAAAACAAGTAGGTGCATTAACAGCTTGGGCGTTACCTTCTACTGGTTATCAGGCTTATTCTAGTTTATGTACAAAAACAGACGGCACTCTTTGGTCTTGGGGTATTAATAATTATGGGCAATTAGGTTTAGGAAACACAACTGGTTATTCTTCACCTAAACAAGTGGGTGCTTTGACTAATTGGGCAACACCAGCATTATCATTTAGGTCTGTCCATTGCACAAAAACTGATGGTACTTTATGGTCTTGGGGTTTGAACAATTATGGTCAATTAGGTCAAAACAATACTATTAGACTTTCTTCTCCTGTCCAAGTTGGTGCTTTAACTAGTTGGTTTCAACCATCTAGAGGTAATGCAAATACGGCTGGATGTATACAAACATGATGTATTTTCTATCAGGACTACCCCGTTCAGGTTCTACTGTTTTGGCTGCGTTGCTAAACCAGCGTAACGACATTCATGTAACGCCAACTTCAGGGCTTATTGATATATTTGGTTCGGTCTGTCAGGCATGGGAAAACAACCCAACAACTAAAGGTCAGAAACAGACTAACGAGCATCTTTACGAAACACTTAGGAAGTTAATCCCTGTGCGTGAGGATGGCAAGATTACTGTTGATAAGTCTAGGGGTTGGGTAGCACCGCAGATTCAAAAAACAATGGGTGAAGTCTTAGGCTCACCAATGCGAATCGTAGCGACTGTTAGGGATGTGGCTACTTGCGCTGCATCTTTTGCCAAGATTGCTAAACCTGAGAACCTTGCTGAGTTTTGTAATGGACACTTAATAGGACACCTTAAAAGTTCTTATGCCTCTTTACACGAAGGCTATACAGAACATCCTGAGAACATCCTGTTTGTTGATTACGATGAGTTAATGTCTGACCCACAGGCAGTTATTACTAAGATAGAAACCTTTTGGAATCTACAATCATTTGCCCATGATTTTAATAATATTGATGGTAAGTCGGTTGCAGAGGATGATGAGAACGCTTGGGGTATCGCTGGACTACACGATATCAAGCCTAAACTAAAGAACACAGGCACATCCCCTAAAGAAGTCTTAGGCGAGTTTGAGTACAGATTTGAAGCTCCTAAGTTTTGGAAGGGTGAAACAGAACCTAAGAAAGACATACTAGACTTTCAAGTAGAAGCTGCTATGCGTGGCGAGTTTGATGCTGCTGAATCAATGTGCAAAATTCTTTTAGA